GTTTGTGAATGTACATCACCTACAAAGAAGGGCCCGACGATCTACGGTAAGACTGCACCTGTGACCGAAAGTCACGAGCAGTTTAAGCATTTCTCCATGTCCACGGCATGTAGCCCTCTGTTCCATGAGTTCAGAGGCACATTCCAAGGGATAATTCCTGAGGCGTTCTTTCGCCTCATGGAAGGAGACATGTTCAACCATGTGATCTATCCCGACTCCGTTTTCGAAGCCGAGACGTCAGTCGGGTCCATTGGGTTTATTCAGGAACCAGGGTACAAATTGCGTGCCGTGGCCAACCCTAACAGGGTTATCCAGGCCGCACTGTCTCCTCTAAAAGACCTCATTCTGGAGGATCTTAAGAGAATTGATACAGATTGTACCCACGACCAGATGAAGGGGGTTGAACGTATCAAAGGCTGGTTACGCGCTGACAAGACCTGTTATTCGGTCGATTTGTCTGACGCCACCAACTTGATGCCCCGACACCTTCAGATGGACCTACTCCGCAAGAGATACCGTTTCAAAGACGCCTCCGATGGGAGCCGCTTTCAAGAGATGGTCGACGTGTTCGACCGTGTCTCTTCGTCCCCTTGGTATTATAAGGGGAGAGACGGGAATTGGCTTAAGGCCAAGTTCACTCGCGGACAACCTTTGGGCCTCGCGCCATCGTTTCCGGCTTTCGCACTAGCACACAATGTGTTGCTTGAAGGCATTTGCAACAAATGCCGAGTGAAACCACATGAAACGTTTGTCGTGCTCGGTGACGACGTATGTATCTCAAATGCTGAGGTACATCGACGGTACCGGGCGACGCTTGACAACCTCGGTTGTAAGGTGTCTGAAGCCAAAACACTCGTCAGCAAAAAGGTTGCTGAATTCGCGGGTAAGATCATCATACAAGATATGATGGTCCCCCAGTTTAAGTGGAAACAAGCGTCGTGGGCGTCCTTTATGGACGTCGCACGTAATTACGGGCCGGAAGCCCGCCGCTTGCTCACACCTGGGCAGCGTCATGTTGTCGACGCTGTCGCAAAGGTTCCAGAGTGTTTAGGTGGGATGGGGTGGAATCCTGATGGGCTGCCTTTAGAAAGCAGACTACAGGACCCCATTGCCCAAAGTCTCTTCTCGGTCAATGACGATGATATCGTCATACCTTACCAGAGTCTAGCATCCCTTGTCAAGACGTTTTTTAACGGCTTCCAAGGGGATCATCAGATTCCACATTATGATGATTATACTGTGGAACAAGCCCTTAGGTGGGCGCCTGATGTCGATCCGACCAGGACCGATCTGTTAAGGGTCTGGGATCATCCCTTGATAAGGATGGACCAGATAGCCCTAGAAGACGCAGCTTCTCGCGGTACGCCCGTTGCCGACAGGCAACTGAGCCCGCAAGGATTGAAGTTGGTCAATGCCAAAGGCACACCCGTATATATCCCGATGGATATATTCGCTTCAAAGGATCCGAGAATCCAGAATCAGACCTGTTTACTCGCGCTCCTACAGACCGATATCTTGAAATCATCCGAGATACGGACTGTCCTTAGAGAAGTTACGAGGTACCGTGCGGACAAACTCCTCTTGTCTCCAAGAGAAGAGGAACGCACGGTTCGTAGAACTGTTACCCCTTCAATTAAGAAAGGTGTTCAGAACACGAAGCGGTCCAACGGTTTTAAACGTTAGACCAGGTGTAGGAATACACCTCGGATCAAAGTGGGGGCTCCAATCCCCGCCAGAGATGTGGACCCGCTCTAGGAGCG